CGTCCACTGCGACAGTAATATTAGGTGTGACCGTTTTATTGATATTGATACCGGTCCACTCTTCAATCCACTTAACTAACCAATCCCAACTACCAGTAACTATTGCACCTGGCACATTGAAAAATGCAGGACCAATATATTCTTTTATCATTTTGGTTCCATACGGGCTTGATAGAAATACCTGTGCGGCCGCAACTATACCTTCTTCAATCAATTTACCGGCAATGCCAGGTTTTTTAGTAATGACAGTGCCAGCCGCTCCGCCAAATGTGCGTAAAAATGTTCCCAGTAATGAAGCAGATCCAAATGCAAATCGTATCAGAGCTTGTGTGGCATACTGAGCGACCCATATGCCAAATATTTCATCTCTTGCCTTGCTGATCCATATTGCTTTTTGCTCTTCTGTGTAGCTGGCAAACTCAGGATAGCCTTGTTTGAATTGTGCAAGGGGCTGTCCAGCAATTTGTTCCAAAGCATATACTTTGGCACCAGCTTCTATAGTAGGCAACCATATATTAGTGGTTTTAAAAAATCGCATGGCACTGTTGCCAGCAGTCCATTTCTTTTCTAGTGCCGCCCGATGTGCATCAGCTTGGTCAGGGTTTGCTGTTATCCAAGCCAGTGCCACTGCTTCAGCAGTAACAGGTGTTGCGGCTTCAGTTATTATGTCTAAAATCTTCATGATATGTTATTTATAGTATTGAAAGATGTACTGCGTACATCTGCTCTTCGCTTTCGCTCGAGCTTTTTCTGTTTCTTACTGTGCAGTAATCAAGTGCGAAGCACTGTAAATATTATCTAGATTGTGTAGTCACACTTAGCCCTGACGGGCTAAAAATGAACATTATCTGAGTTGAGCAGTTCACTTAACGTTACAGCATTACAGTGGCGGTTGTCCGGTACCACGAGCTGAGTCTTAATTACAACGGCAGGTCTATGAGCATACGTTAACATGCCAATAGCCGCGGGTATTTCTCCCTCTTTTAGCCTTTCTAAATATTTTCTCTTTAAAATCAAACTGGTTATAGGCATATCCAATCCGCGTCTGTTACGATAGTGATTTTAAACCCTTCCGCCAAGGTAAGGAATTCCATTCACTGCGATCCGTGATCCAGCTGTAAGGGCACAATATGGTCGCCTGTGCGGGCTTATTTGGCAGTTAAACAGCCTGAATTATTGGCCTTTGAGTATGTGTGAACCATGCACACGGACAGATATCTGGCCGTTATAATAGTCTTTTGATTCTAGAACTTTGCGGGTGAATTGTTCTCTGGCCTCGAAGTAAGAGCATTGCGCCTTGGATGTGCAGTAGTATAGGATTTCTCGAGTGAAGTTTTCTTTGCCTAATTTCAATACGTCCACATTTAATTCTAGATTTGAACCGTAATAATCACGCCAATCCGAATCAATTTTTGACCGTATTTTCTTTTTTTTCTTAGTTCCGTTCTTGAGCTTGACCACCCGGTAGGATGTTTTGGCGAACTTGGCTAATTTTTTGCCTATATACATGCGTCCAGAGATTGTGTTGGTTATGAGATATACGAAACCCACACATTCTTCGGGCAGGATTTCTATTAAAGTATTTTCATAAGTCCAAGACATACACTAGTTAGTGTCTGCGTCTCCGGTCCCCTGCTTCTTTTGAGCCTTTGTAGCGTCCACTGCGTGACGCCAGTCTTGTATTAGTTTTCGCCTTTCACGTGACAGGATACGAATCTGGGCTAACCAGTATCGTGTTTGTTCCCCAGCACGGCGTGTGCCTCGATTGATCCAACGCTGATTTGCTTTGAAGTACTCATTAAACGCCCGCATGATCTGCGAGTGTAGTTCTTCATCCTGTGGAATCATTTGTTAGGTTGTTCCTTGGTCAGCACCGGATCTTCTTGTGACGGATACTGTATGGGAGGGTTTAGATTCCAACTGTCCGATGTAAAAATACGTATGGGTTTCCAGAATCTATGTATGATATTGTTGATAACAACAGCACCAGCTACCACAATTACAAAACCCAACATTATTAAAATACTGGCGCTTAACCAGACAGCGGCTTGATCCATATTCATTATTCTGTTACCTCTAAATCATTTGCGTAGCTGGTAAAGCCATTTTCTTTAATGACTTTAAGCACGTTGTTTACCCGCCCAATCAATTCATCCTTGTGACTGATCAAGAAGATGTTCTTTTTGCGTTCACGGCTCATCTTTTTAAGCACTGCCAACGCACCTTCAACACCCGACGCATCCAGGCCGTTGTCGATTAATTCGTCCACAAACAACAGGTTGATCTGCTGATATAGACTTTCCCACACGTCACGGAAACTCCAACTCAAACCCAATATAAGTCTGTTACGCTCTCCTCGACTTAGATTGTCAAAATCCAAGTCTTGCCCCAGCTGTGTTATCTCAACGGTCAAGTCATTTTGGAATACCACTGTGTGCGGCAATCCCATCTTGTCAAGATAATACGTTAAGCGATTGTTGAGATAAGCTAGGTTTTGATCTATGATCTTTTTGCGTATAAACGAATCTTTGCTGGTCAATAGTTTTAACAAAAACTCCTGATGGTCTTTTAGTGTGTTGAGAGTGTTGACTGTGTCCCATGAGATTTCCTGCATGGCCGTGTGACGCAGTTCGTCAATTTGCTCCTGATAAGGATCCGCTTCGCCTGCTTTCACAGTCAGTTGTGTTTCAAGAGTTTTCAAATTGTTCTGATGTTTCAGTGCGGCCTCTACAGTATCATAATAGGTATTGGGACGCCCAGCAACTTCGCCAATAGCGGCGATCTCTTTCATGATTTTAGCAAGGTCCGCGGCCACTTTGTTGTTGTATCGGTTGGCTTCCGCCAAGTGCTGTTGAGCAGTGGCGCTCATTTCTTCATGTTTGTGATCATGCAGTTCTTGTTCACAAGCGTGGCATTTTTTGTCCTTCAACTTAGCAAGCTCGTCAGCGTATTTTTTTACGCTTCGCTCCGCTTGCGCTGTTGCGCTGTCTAGCGTTGCCCGCTCCTTAGCGAGACTTTTCAGCTTGGCAGTCTTTTCTTCAAAAAGTTTTAGCTCGCTGTGCTCGGCAAGCTCAGCTTCAATGTCCACACTTTCAAGTTCAATAATAGCCCGTGCAGTTTTTTCGATATCTGCTTCGTGTTGAGTATTCCAAGCATTTTGTCTTGTGATTAAACTGTCAACACTAAGCTGAATTTTCTCATTGGACTTTTTAGCGGCCTCTATATCTGCGCTTTCTTGTAGCACTTGATCTTTGGTTGTTCTAATTAGTTCTTTGAGTGTTTCTGCTTTTTCACTAAGAATTGTAATGCCCAATAACTGCTCAATAATAGCACGTTGGTCATTGGCCCGCATACTTAAGAACGGCTCTGTATAAGTGTTAAGCGCAACGATATGCTTGAACATGTCATGACTCATGCCCAGCAAGTCATCTAAGTCTTTCTGTGTTTCACGCATGTCGCCCTGTGCGTCATCTGTTTCTTCTGCGTGTTGTTCGTGATCATCCACAAAGAAACGCATGAGTGTAGGTTTGCGCCCACGCTCGATGCGATAGTTGATGTCATTCTTTTCAAAGCTCAATGTGACCAACATATTTTTGTTGTTGATCTTGTTGATAAGATTGTCTTTTTTAATGTTGGTAAGAGCATTACCAAACAGGGCAAAACTCAGTGCATTCACAATGGTTGTTTTTCCAGTACCATTACGGCTACCACTGTCATCACCACCTTGATCCAAGTTCTCACCCAGCACAAGTGTTAGGTTGGCTTTGTCAAAAGCAACTCCTTGAGTTTGATTGCCCACACTCATGAAGTTTTTAACAGTTAATTCTTTAATCTTTATCATAGGCTATTATAAATTTCCAGCAAGGTATTCTTATTATATGTGTCTGAGTCAATGTTTACAATCTGATTGGAGACAATCTGGTCTACGGATTCAAACGACTGGATATCTATATTGGTATTCATTTCAACTTCTTTGCGTTCTGTAATCAAAGTAAGTTCACGAATAGCATAATCTGTAATAAACTTTTCTTTAATAAAACTAGCTTCTTCGTAGCTGATATCAATATCCAGTGCAACACGTAAATGTTGTTTGGGTTTGATAATGGTATCAGCTTCATCAATCAAACGACTCAGTGTAACTGTACGAAACGTAGGTTGATTAGGCCAGCTGTGATATTGAGGTTCGCCGTCCCACTCCAGTATCATCATGCCTCTGTCATCATCCCATGTGTCTGCATAGTTGTGCGGGAAAGCATTGCCAATGTAAATCATGTTCTTTTGTTGCTGACGTTTGTGGAAATGTCCGCTAAATCCCAGCTCATAACCTTTAAAACTATCCAGTGCAATCTCACCGTGATCCGGCATCTGTACCATTGCGTTCATAAAGAAGCTGGGCAATTCAAAGTGACCAAAGATATACTTGCCGCCTTTCTTGCCTATGCTTCGCCATTCGTCCCCAACGAGCCAAGGACATAAAGTAACGTCACCAATAGTAACGGGCTCATGTACCACAGTGATGCCAGGAATATACTTTCCGAATTCAACGCTGTGGATGTCCCGCTTGTCTTTGTAATAAAGATCATGGTTGCCAGGAAAGAAATAAAACTTATCGAAAGCCTGTCCCAGTTTTTCAAGGGCTCTAAGGCTATAGTCCATAGTAGTAATATTAAGACTGTTGCGATTGTGATGCCAATCTCCCATAAAGATGCCAACATCACACCCTTCCTCTTTTGCTTTGGCAATATACCAATCCACAAAATCTTCGCAGTCTTGGTTATGTACACTGCTGTTGGATTTTAATCCAAAGTGAATGTCTGTGAAACAGGCAACTTTTTTAAACAGTTGGTGTGTCATTGGTTGATTCATTAGTTGTGTCCTCTGCATGACGTTTAAGTGCGGCCGCATGTTCTCCAGCGCCGGTACGTGAGTATGATGGATTCATACCATTCATTTCTAGTATATCATCGCGGATGTTTTGGTTGCGTTTTTCAATGTTGATAACACGAACAAAGCTGTTGGTCACAGCCGCAGTAAAATAAGCAAACGGATTGTCACTCTTGCTTTCATCAAACTGCAAGCCCACTTGTGTTAGCTGTAAAATAGCTTGTCCCCGCATTTCGTCATTGTAAGTATAGCCACGAACGTTGCCACGGGTAGCATATCGTTCACACAGTTTAATCATCATGCGGGCCAGTGTAGGTGTAATTTGTCCAGCATCTTTATCAAAGTGGCCCTTGTCCAATGTGCCCTTCCAGTGGCTTTTACCCACACAAACTAGTTCGTCTGTATCATTGAACTTCCAATGTTGGAACGGTGGAAAGTTCACCTTATCTCTGTGATCAGCTAGACTTTTGGGATTTTTCTTACGTGTGCTGTTCAGAGGAATATGGTCAAAAGTCATAACCCTGAATACCAAATCCAGCTTTTGAATTTTTTTATAGTCTACTTCGCAGTCTGCTTGTTTGAC